GCCTTCGCCTTCTCAATGCCCGGCGTCAGAAAGTCGTCCAACACGCGCTGCGCGATGGGCAGAAGCGTCTTCCCGAACTCGGCCGCCGCGTCCTTCGCGGCCATCTGGATATTCTCCCAGGAGTTCTTGTAGGTATTCCCCGCGCGCTCGCCTTTGGCGAGTTCGTCAGTGATGATCTTGATGAATTGCTGAGAAGAAATGCCCAGCTTCTCGAACGTCTTCGCGGGGTCGCCCAGCGCTTCGGCGCCAAACTTTTCCTTGATGATCGCGGCGAGTTGCGGGATGCGCTCAATGATCGGGTCGAGGTTTTCTTTCGTGACTTTGCCGACGGCTCCCAATTGGGATAACTGACGGATCACCTCGTTGAAGTCCTCGCGCCCGCCACCGACGACGGCCAGCGCGTTGCCGAGTTCGGCCATGATACGGCGCGATTCGTTCGCGGAGTTACCGAGGATTTGTAAGCGGATCGTACCTTTGACGGCTTCTTCCAGCCCGAGGCCAGGGAGCTTCGCTACCTCGCGCAGCTTCGCCATTTCGGCCGTTGTGGCTTCGCTGGATTTCATCACGGCCTTGAGGCCCATGGTGAGCGATTCCATGTCACTTCCGGCCTTGATGGCGGCGGCGCCAGCAGCGATCAGTGGCGCGGAGAAGCCAATGGATAGCGCGGTGCCGGCTGCCGTGACATCGGCGGCAAACCGCTTCACTTTGTTGAGTGAGCGGTCCACCTGCTTATCGAAATCGTCGGTGCTCGCGCCAATGCGCACGATGAGGTTTGAAAGTATGGGCATTGGCTACCGTCGTCTAATGGGTGTCGGTGGAGGTGGTGGGGTTTTGGATTGGGCTTTTTCTTGCTCGTCAGCTTTCAGCTTCAGATAACAGGCCCATTCGGTGAGTTCAGAGGAGGACATCGCGGCGGTGAGTTCCGCCACGGTTTTATGCAGGATTTCGGCGAGGGCGAATAGAAAACGCCGCTCGCCTACGAGTTTTTTTCCAGGTCTTCGGCGGCCTTGTCGGTGAGTCCTGACAGCTCGCAAATCTTCGTAGCGATGCGGTCGATGATGTCACCGGATTTACCGAGAAGCATATCCTGGTGCGCTTTTTCAAACAGCTTCGCGCCCGTGGCCGGGTCGGTGGCGCAGTCGATAATCAGGCGGACGGCGGCGGCGTGCGGGATGTTCTTCGCGTTAGCGCCGAACTCCACCCGCTCTTTTGCCGTCATCTCCCGGACGCCGATCTCCACTTCCCACTCGGGAATTGTCAGCTTGTCCGTTTTCAGCGATACCGCCGAAATTCTCTCCAGAATCGTGCTCATTGGGCTCCTTTGCCTTGATCGTGATGGGACCGGGAAGGTTGAGTACCCACCCGTTCCGGTAGTCGATTTCCGCGCCGTTGCGGCATACGCGGTTGATTTCAGACTCGAGAACGACGAGTGCCCGAGCCTGTTTGTCGTAGTGCATTACGTGGTCGAGAAGTCCACTTCGCCATGCAACGCGAAGCTGACATTTTCCTTGATGAGTTCGTTTTCGCCCGACGTGATTCCAGCGCTCGACATATGCCCGGCCGCCATGAAGCGATCATTTCCGGCGAGGTTCGTGTACAGGTAGAGCACGTAGTAGCTGCCGAGGTTCGTATTGGCGAAGTAGGCGTCATTGTAGAAGCGCTGGAAGGAAATCGTGCCGGATTTCATGACCAACGTGCGTTCTTTCCAGGTGTCGCCGAACGTCTGCGATTCTTCAGTGAGGACTTCGGAATCGTAGGACCACTCGAACGCCTGCGCCGCTTGTGCCAGCGTCAGGTATTCGGCGGTGATCGTGATAGTTCCACCGACCGTGTAGCCGTTAGTGATCGTGATTTTGCCCGACGCCCAGCCGATTTGATAATTGGCCTTCGGCACCGTCGCCACTCCGTCTAGGACGGTGACGGCGGCGTTTGGATTGATAGCACGCTTCGCCGTGTTCGTGATCTGATAGACCCCGCCACCGAGGGAGGTTACTGCCTCCCCCGTCATGGCGGTGCCCGATCCGGTGGCGATGTAGATGTCGGCTGCGTTTCCTGCGAGTACGGCCATGTTGGCTCCTTCTTAGGTGTATGACAGCGCGCCGGTGCCTGTGATGGTGTAGTTCGCCGTGATGATGCCGTTTTCCGGCGCGGAGAATGACGCTTGAACGTAGGCGGTGCCGCTGTAGTAGTTGGTGCCGTCCACGTAGAAACGGGCCGAGACGGTGCTACCGGCGAGGAAAGCGGTTTTCAGCGCGACGTGGCCGTTTGTGTCGGACGTGTCGAGGCGGCCAGACGCGCTACCAGACCACTCTTTGATGGTCGAAGTCCGCTCCTTCCAGGTGTCGCCGAAGGCTTGTGTTTCTTCAAGATTCGTGGATACGTCGAGGGACCAATTGTCCATCTCCGCAACGGTGTTAGTGCCGAGCTTGAACGCGGCGGCGTTTCCTACCATGACGGCCATAGGGGCTCCTTCTGCCGATCTGGCAGTGTGTTAGATGGGTGTCGAACCCGCGCCTACAGGGCGTGGATTATGTCAAATTCGAGGACGACGGTGTAGAGCTTTGCGTTCGTCTCTAAATCGTTTTCAAACTCATTGCGGCGCCCGTTGAGGTGCGTGCTGTAGACCGTCAGCGATCCGGCCGCCGTGGTGATTTCCGTGGCGTGGTTGATGACATTGGTGTAAACCAGATCGGCCAGGTCTTCGGCTGCCTTCGGGTTGCCTTGCGCCATGCAATACAGCGCCACCGGGCGCCGCGTGGCTGTCGGTGCGGTTGATCCAATGGAGTGGAATGGCGCGGAGTCGATCACCTCGATAACGATGGCCGGATAGTCCACCACGCGCCCTTGATCGGCGTGCATGTCGTACACCCGCGTTCCAGTCAGGTCAGTGATGGCGGAAACGGTCTGGAGGTACTTGTAGAGCGCCTGATAGATCCTCATGCAGCCCGCCCGAGCGCATCGAATGCGGCCTTAACACGGGATTCCAGCAAGCGCTTGACGTTGTTGCGCTGCGCGCGGATGGCGTCACGGAAGAACGGGATAGGACGGCTGCCGGGATGCTGCACTTTCTTTGCAAAGCGCTTGAAAAGGTTGCCGAACATGAGGAACTTCTTATCCTTTGGCGTGACCGTGTGGGCCTTCGTGCCGAACTCCACCAGGTGCGCGTGCGGTGCCGCCTGCTTGAGCGTGTAGGCGTAGGCTTGCAGGAAGTTCTTGAATTGCCGCCCAGCAGCCGCCGCAAGCGATCTTTTCAGCCCGCCCGGTGCGATGGCCCGCCCCCGGTAATTCGTCGCGTAGGGTGCCACTGGTGCGCGGGCTTTGGCCGCGTCGCTGATGAGGTTCGCCCCGTCGAGCAGCGCCGCGCGCACTTCGGCGCCTTGCGCGGTTTTCTTGAGCTTCTCCAGTTGCCCGGCGAGCTCGACCATGCCTTCGATTTTGATGTTCAAATCGTGACCTCAGAGCATTGGAGCGCGATCATTTCATTGCGTTCGTCCGGGTTGGCGATGGCGCGGATGTTGAAGTAGCGGGCGGCGTTCGAGTTCTTTGGGTCCGCAAACTTTACGCGCATGTCGGGCGTGTACCCGGCCTTGTAGCGGACGGTGATGGAGTGCGAGAGATCTGAAATCGTCTGCTTCGCCTGGAAGAACTCGCGCCCGCCGCTGGTTTCGATTGAGCCCCAGCATTCGGCGAAGTTAGACCATGTTTCCGTGCGGTCGCCGTTGGCATCGACGGACAGTGATTTCTGCTCAATTAGGAGCCAGTGGCGAAGCGTGCCGGCGCGCATTACCACAACCGCCAATTGACCAACAGCGCCCGGCTGCCCAGTTCCAGCGCCTTCGATTCGACGCTGGCGGAGTTGCCGAGGACGACATCTTCGCGGTGTTCGTACAGGTGAGCGGCAATCAACAGAATCGCCGCCTGAATTTCATAAGGCACATCAGCTGCCGTGGTCCACCCACAGATAAACTGAATTTCGATAGGGTCGAGGACGCGCAGGGTTGTGGATGGCCAGGATTCGTTGTAAGACAGGGCCAGCACGCCCGGATCTCGGGCGGTGGATGCTTCCCAGTAGTCAGCCGAAAAAGTCGTCTGCATGCCCGCTGTGTCGGTGTATTTGACGTGGGTGACGCTTTGGAGTTGGCCGAACGGCAGGGTTAGCCGGTCGCAGAATGGGAACGAGTCGAGGAACCATTTCCATGTTTGAGTCACCAACTTGCGCCCGGTGATGGTTTCCACATATGCTTGCGCCGCACGCACATACGGCTGATACTGCTCGGGTGGTTGCCCGGCCGCGCGCGCGTGCGTCTCCATCTGCGCATCGGTGATGGCAAATTCGGTGGGCGCGGTGACGATTTGGTAGGCGTGTGAGGTCATGGGTAAAAAGCGGGGCGGAGGAGCCACCCCGGTCAAGAGAGAGGGATTAGTCGGTGATAGCCGCGGGCGGCGTAGCCTGCTGGTAAGCGGATTGCAGCCAATACCGAGCGCCGGTCAAGTTGGCGACGTTGGAGGCGCCCGTCTTGACCGTGATGCAGTCGAAGCCATTGGCAACGTCGAGCTGCGCTGGGTCGATCTGGAAAATCACGATCTTGTTTTTCACGCCGGCGTCGGTCGTATAGGCGACGGCATCGGTACGACGAACCAGCGTATCGCTGGCGGCCGTGTCCAGGTTCGACCAGATCGGGACGGTGTTGGTGATCGCCTTCGTGCCAGTGCCGGCGACGGCGGATGCTTGCTCGATGGTAAGCGCGATGGTGGCGGCGTTGCCCTGCGTGATGGCGACTTCCACCCAGGCGCAAACGGCATTTTTCAGGGAAACGTAATCGCCGGTACGGCCCGCTGCATCGGTGGCGTTGGGCATCGCTTCGACAATCTTGAACTGCTCGGAAAGCATGATATGCATAATGTGGCTCCAGTTGGGGCGGCCCTCGCCGCCCCCAGTTGTCTTGATGTTGGTGCGATGCTTAAGCGCGGGTGTCGAGGAACACGAACGGCGACTGCGTGGCCGAACCCTTGAACGGAGTGAGCGAGGAATGCCACAGAGAGCGGCCGTCCACGCGGGTCGTGAACTTGAATACCTGCTCGTCGTACAGAAACCGCACGTGCATGGAAGACGCCTGTTGAACACCGCCCTTTTCGGCCAGCGCGTACTGGCTGAGGTCAACCAATGCAATGTCGCCCTGCGTGCCGAGCGTTTCCGCGTGTTCGATCACCTGAATAGGGCGGCCCAACAGGGTGCCAAACGGCGCCACGCTGAACCCGCCCGGAGGGGTGTAAATCGGCTGGTTGCTGATGCTCATGAGCGGCAATTGGTTCAGGCAATCCTGATTCATCAACCACACGCTGTTTGGGATTGACTTGGCCCACATCCGCGCGTACATCTTGGCAATGTTCGTCGCGTTGATGGTGGCAGCCGTCTGGCTGGTTTCCTTTGCGACGCTGACAAAGATGTTGGAATCAGCAAAGAACCCGCGCGGCATCCCGGAGCCCGTCCCACGGAAAATCGCGTCATCAAGCTTGAACGCCAGTTCTGAGGCAACCGCATCGGTAGCAACGGCGGTAAGCGCGGTGGCGTCCGCCAGCAGTTCTTCGGTGGCGTACCACAGAGCGAACAGCTTTTTCAGTTCGAGTTCCACCTTGCGGAACTTCGGCGAAGAGGCGGTCACCGTCGAGGCTTCACCGGCCCAGTAGGCCTGAACGCCGCCGTAGCGGGAGCCGTTAGCGCGGCTGGTTTCGTCGATGCCATTCAGCTTGACACCGTTGGAGGCGGAGCTGATCGGGATGCGCTTGCAGCGCGCGGCCAGCGTACCCACGTCATAAGCGCGTTTGATGATCTCGGCCGACATATCGGTACCGACAAGGAATCCGCCTTCGCTGCCAACCGTTTCATTGGATCCGGTGGCGCCGAGGTGCTGCTTACGCAGACGGTCGTCCATTGTGCCCGTGCTCAGATTGGCGCCGCGCACGGCCTGCAAGAACTCGCCGAACGAGCCCCAAGGGCGCTCGGTCGCGTTGTCGCTCAGGACCACTGCCGGCTGACGGGTCACATTTGCCTTGACCAGTTTTTCCATTTCCGCGTAGGCGTCAAGCTGCTCTTGCACTCCTGTCTCTTCAGCAATGGCTGCCTTGGTGGCGGCGAGGTGTTCCGTGATGTTGTCGGGCTCGGCGACAGCGGTAAGCGCCTCGCGTTTAGCTTTGAGCGCGGCAAGCTGTTCAAGCAGTTGCTTTTTCTTCATAGGGGCTCCATTGCGCGCGTCCTTGAACCGGCATTCAATGCCGGTGGCGCGTGTGTGTTGGTTGGTATTCAGCGAGCGGATGAACGGAGTCGAATGTATTCGTACTCGGCCCTGGCTTTGCTGTCGTCTGCTTCGCTGGCCGCGCCAGTGGGTGCAGATAGGTCGGTGAAAAGTTCTGCCGGTACTTCCATTTGGCAGTCACTCAGAAATTGGGCGGATGGGTCAGCACCGCGCGAGACGAGCGAGACATGGAACGGCTGCCATTTAGTGGCGCGGAGGTGCGGTACGCCTTTTTCAATCGGATCGGCCTTTACGAGTTCGCCAGTAATGTGCGTTCCCATGGAGACATTAGCGAGCACTCCCGTCTTGATATCGCCGATCAGCCCGGCCATTTCATGCCGGTCAGAGAAGCGCACGAAGGCCCGACCAGTACCGTTGATTTCGGCGCGTTCAATGACTCCTAGCGTGTGGTCGATATCCTCGATGTGATCGACGACGAACGGCGCCCGCCCGTTGTTCAGGAGCGAAAGATCCACCGCGCCCGGCTCCATGGAGAATGAGAGGTGGAACATCTTGCGGCCGTCGGTACGCAACACTGGCGTGCCCGCGTAGAACAGGATTTCTCGGACTTCCGGCGCGTCGGGTTGGGCCGCGAGGACTTCCCCGCCAAGGATAAATGTCGTTTTCACTGTGCCACCGCCTTTTGCTGTTGCTGCCCGGCCATCGCCACGGGGATCATCGCGCCTTGAACCATGTACACTTCGCCGCCCTCGTAGGGGTTGCGATTGTCAATGGCGCGAATTTCGTTTGCGTTCAATACGCCGATGTTCCGCATGGCGGATAGGTAAGCCGCGCGGCCTGCTGAATCGCCGCGCATGAGTGCATCCAAATTGAACTCGGCATAGAATACGGCGGACTCGCGCGGCCCGAATAGCTGCATATTGATGCGCCGTTCGATACGGGTGCATTCCGGGCGAATGGTGTTGGTTGCCCACTCAAGGCCCTGGTGCTCGATGTTATTGTTCGTGCTTCGCGCCAGTTCGCCGATCATGTGCAGTGGAACACGGTAGGCGCGGGCGATCTCTTCGATCTGAAATTTGCGGAGTTCCAGGTACTGCATGTCCGTGTGATTCACGGGTACCGTCTTAATCTCCATGCCGCCGTCAAGAATGCCCAGCTTCCCGGCGTTCTTCACGCCGCCGAAGCGCTGCATCATGTAGTCGAGGAGCTGGAACTTTGCCGGATCAGCAAGCGAGTTCGGCGACGTGATGTAAGCCATCGGCGCCGCATTGTTGCGGAAGTAGTTCGCTCCGTAGCTTTCGGCGCTGGCGGCAAGGTCAAGCGACTGGCGCATGTAGGCCAGCGGATTCATGCCCTTGAGCCGCGTCACGCCGTCGTAGCCCATGCCGGGGATGTGGAGGATGTCGCCCTGAACGTACTCGCGCGTGACGGCGCCTTCGCGGTAAAGGAAGACCAGTAGCCCGGTTTCGGCGTCCTTTCGAACGTCCATGCGGCTGGAGTCGAGCGGGATCAGCTCGCGCACCTTGCCGCGTCCGTCGAGCTGGATCAGGGCGTAGAAGTTGCCGTCCGTGCAGAGGGACTGCTCCGCCACCTGCCAAAACTCAAACGCGCTCATGGCGTCATTGGGCGCATCGTGGAGGAGATAGTACAGTTCGTGATCCCGCGCGAGTTCGCGGCCGTCGCCGGTACGCCTGAAGACCTGGCAGGGCAGAGAGCCGATGGTTTCCGACCGCAACCGCACGCAGGCGTTCAACGCATTGATGCGAAGGGCGCCCTCAGTGCTATCGAACTGACCGAGAAATGAGCCAAATGACGGCGTAACCGAGCGGTACCAGAAGTCAGAATCGGGCGGTTCAGAGGCCCCAAGCTTAGTTAGTAGTTTGCCAAAAAGGTTCAAGGTTGCCTGCTTCCCATATGGATTTCATCGGCTGACCAATAATCGCAATCCCCGTCGCCATCGCCATAGCAATAACCGGGTCGATTCGCTTCGAGTTCTTCATCCGCTCGGGCTTAACCGGCTTGATGAGGTCGCCCGGCGCCTGCGTGATCTGAGTACAGTCAACAGACCAGCGGACCAGCGGCGAGCCTTCATGGATAGCGGCCCGGTCGTAGACCAGCTTTTCGAACCGTCTACAGGCCGGGCTCATTGACTGGTAGCCCTGCCCGAAGTCGATCACGTCTAAGCCAGCGTCCTGCAATTCGCGGGCGGTGTCGCGCGCGCCGTAGCGGTCAAACGCTATGGCCTTGATGTCGTACTCGTCGGCCAGTTCTTTGATGTGGGCGGTGACATAGCGCCAGTCGGTTGTAGTTCCCGG